CGCCGAGAGAGGAATCCTATGGCTCTGATCGACTGGTTCCGCCGACCCGCCCCGACTCCCGAGCCGACGCTCGAAGAGCGCGCGGTGATCGACCGCTCGCCGATCGGACAGCCTCCCGGAGGCGCGCAGGCGTATATCTCGACATACGCGGACACGGGCCGCTCGATCACGCCGGAGGCCGCGAGGGAGGCTCCGACGGTCTACGCCTGCACGCGGCTCATCTCCCAGAGCGTCGCGCGCATGGAGTGGCGAGTGATGCGCCGGGAGGGAGGGATCCCGGTTCCCGCTCGCGAGCATCCGCTCTATCGGCTCCTGAACATCGAGCCGAACCCGTACATGGGTGCGATGGTCTGGCGCGAGTCGATGCTTCTCGACTGCCTCCTCTACGGGAACGCCTACGCCGTGATCGAGCGCGACGCGGTCGGCCGCGTGGTCGGCCTACACAAGTTGCGAGCGGACTCGGTCGAGGTCTCGCGCGGCCCGGACGGGATGCCCGTCTACTCGTACACCTCATCGCGTTGGGGCGTGTCGAAGAGCACCGAGCAGGTGTGGCAGGCGTACGACATCTTCCACCTCCGCGCGCCGAGCCTCGACGGTCTCCTCGGCGAGACTCCGATCTACCTCGTGCGGAACATCATCGGCGTGGAACTCGAGGCGGAGAAGTTCGTCGCTTCGTTCTTCCGCAACGGCGCACGGCCAGCGGGCCTCATCAAGGTCACGGGCACGCTCACCGAAGAGGCACTCAAGCGGCTACGCCAGTCGTGGCAGTCGATCACGGGCGGGGCGGAGAACGCCGGCCGCGTGGCGATCCTGGAAAGCGGCTACTCGTGGGAGAAGGTCTCGGTCGATCCCGAGGAAGCAAAACTCGTCGAGTTGCGCTCGTTCTGTCGGTCGCAGATTGCGGCCGCGTTCAATGTCCCGGTGCACATGGTCGGCGACGCGACGAAGACCTCGTACGCGAGTGCCGAGCAGGCCGATGCCGAGTTCGTGAAGCATTGCCTCGCGAACTGGGCCTCGCGTTTCGAGGAGGAGTGCGCGCGGAAGCTCGTGCGCGAAGGCGAGCCGATCGAGACGCACATCTCGTTCGACGCGCTCCTCCGAGGCGACCTAGCGTCGCGATTCGCGGCGTACTCGACCGCGCTCAACAATGGCTTCCTCACGATCAACGAGGTGCGCGAGCGTGAGAACTACGCGCCGATCGACGGCGGCGATGTGGCCCGCGCGCCCGTGAACTTGGCGATCGTGGATCCGAACGCCGGCAAGGCGGGAGACCAGTCGCCGCTCACGGCCCCGGCTCCCGTGCCGGCTACGGCCCCGACCGCTCGGGACTCAAAGGGCCGCTACGCGAAGCGCAAGTCGAAGCGGCTCGCCGACCTTTCGCCCGAGGTGCAGGAGTGCGTGAGCGGTAAGATCGGCCGGCTCCTCGAAGAGGGCTACGATCAGGATCAGGCGGTCGCGATCGCTATCTCGATGTGCACGGAGGCCGAGGGTGCCTGACTCCTTCGAGCCTAACGCCGGGATGCGCGAGGAGGCCGAGCGTGGCCTCGCGTGGCGGCGCGAGCACGGGCGCGGCGGGACGGAGGTCGGGGTCGCCCGGGCGCGTGACATCGCCAACGGGCGCGCGCTCTCGATCGACACGGTGCAGCGCATGGCCTCCTACTTCGCGCGGCACGAGGTGGACAAGCAGGGCCAAGGGTGGGGGCCGGGTGAGGAAGGCTTCCCGTCGGCCGGACGGATCGCGTGGGCACTCTGGGGAGGCGACGCAGGCCGCTCGTGGGCCACGAACATTCTCGAGCGCGTAGACCGCGCAGGAGGCGACATCATGGAGCGACGCTACGGGCAGGCGATGGAAGTGCGTGCGGACGATGGCCGGGAGATCCTCCGCGGCTACGCGAGCGTGACCGAGACACCGTATCCCATCGGATACGCCCACGAGATCATCGTGCGCGGCGCGTTCGAGCGGACGCTCCGGGAGAAGCCTGATGTGGTCGCGCTCTGGAACCACGACGCATCGATGCCGATCGCTCGCACGACGGCCGGGAGCCTCCGGCTCGCCGAGGATGAGCACGGCCTCGTGGTCGAGATGGAGCCGATCGACACCCAGGTCGGCCGGGACGCTCGCGTCGCGGTGCGCTCGGGCGTGGTCTCGGCGATGTCCTTTGGCTTCATCGTGCGCTCGGATCGCTTTGAGGAGCGCGATGGCAAGGTGCACCGGATGATCGAGGATCTCGAACTCCACGAGGTCTCGGCCGTGACCTTCCCGGCGAACCCGGCGACCGACCTCGTGGTCGATCGCCGCTCGTTCGACCTCTGGACGGCGAGCGCGCCCGTGCCGGCGACGGTTCGCCGACGGATCTGGATTGGCCCCAAGCGTTGACCTTCGACACTCAAAGATGCGAGGATAAGGATATGAGCGAGACTCGACACCGCGAAGCGTTCCTTCGCTACCTCTCCCGCGGCCCCGCCGCGATCAGCAGCGCGGACGCGCAGACTCTCTACGAGGCCCGTGGGGTTACGGGCGCATCGTCGAGCCTCGCCCCGCAGGATTGGGCCTCGTTCTTCATCGAGTCGATGCAGACCTCGTGGGTGCTCGGTCGCGTTCGCAAGGTCGAGGTGACCTCGAACAAGTTGACCGTGAGCCACTACGACGATGCCTTCGAGACGGGCGACCGCATGAGCTCGGACGAGGAAGGGACGCGCGTCGATGAGGCAGGCTCTTTCGTACTGCCTCGATGGCGTATCAGCGGTGCGGCGCCGACCAACTACGACATGAACTACGAGAATCGCGCCATCGATCTCCACGAGATCGGCGTGAACATGATCGTGTCGAAGGAACTGATCGAGGACTCGATCGGTAGCGTGAGTGCCGAGACTGTGCTGCGTGACTTCCTCGTCCGCAAGTTGCAGACCGAAGTCGAGCGACAGATCCTCGTCGGTGATCCCGCGCTGAACACGAACTCGAAGAAGGAGATGCAGGGAGTCCTGAACTACCCGCTCTTCTACAACTCATCCGAAGCATTCTCGCCCGTGAATGAGGTGCATTTGGAGGATGGCTCTAACTTCTCCGTGCAACCTTGGAACTATCCCGCCGCTCTGGTCAAGTTGCGTCCGTCGGCAATGCCGAACGCCGTGTGGATCTACAACCGCAAGGGCGCTAACGATGGCTTCGTGAATAGTCAGTCCTTCCTTCAGGCTTCCACGATTCCGGGATCGATCGGATCGGTCTTCGGTCTCCCGGCCTACATCAACTCATACAGCAACTATCAGGCGGACTACGACGCGGCGAACGAGCGAGCAGTTGTCGCCGTCGATCTGTCTCGATATGTGCTCGCGATGCACACGAGCGGCTTCCAGGTGGAGCGGCTCAACGAGGTGCGCGCGGCTACTGGGCAAGTGGTTCTTCGAGCGACCGTCCGCGTGGGCGGGAACCTGATCGACAACAAGTCGATCGTCGCTATCAAGGCAACCTCATAAGCAAAGGAACAAAATGAACGGTGACACTTACAAGGGACTCGTCGACAAGATGGGTGCTCTCTATCAGGAGATGCAGGCGATCGTCGCCGAGATGGAAGGCGCGACCGAAGAGGACGCGGCCAAGATGCAGGACAAGTACGAGGAGAAGAGCAAGCAGTACGACGCGCTCGCCAAGCGTCGCGACATGATCGCCGACCTGAACTCGCGCGCGGCCAAGAGCTCGCACGGCGTGGTCGTGGTCGAGCGTGAGGCTCCGGCCCGCGTCGAGACTCGCTCGTTCGCTCCGCAGATCGGCGAGCAGTACGAGGCTCGGTTCGCCGATTACCTGAAGAACGGCCACCGCCGCGACTTCGATACTCGCGCGATCGCCGCAGGCTCGGGCGACGGCCAGTACCTCCCGTCGGCCGGCTTCTACGCGCAGTTGCAGAAGAGCGTCGAGTTCGAGACCGCGATCTACAACCTGTGCCGCAAGATCGATGTCGGCAACTTCACGACCAACTTCACGCTCGAGGGCGACTTCGAATCGGCCGAGATCGACGATGAAGGTTGGGCCGGCGAAGCTGGCTCGGTCGCTGAATACACGCCGACCTTCACCAACAAGACCTTCACGGGCAACTCGCTGCGCCGCGTGGTCAAGGTCTCGCGTGAACTCGTGCAGGACGCTCCGGCTCGCGGTGCTGACTTCAGCGTCGAGAGCATGGTCGCGCAGCGCATGGGTCGCCTCTTCGGCCAGTCGATCGAGTACCAGTTGTGGCACGGGAACGGCACCAACAAGCCGGAAGGTCTGAAGAACGCCACGCTCGGCACCGCTACTACGCTCGCGACCGACGGCACGCTCACCTCCGACGAACTCATCGACTGGGTCTACAGCCTGCCGATGAAGTACCTGAAGAGCCCGTCGTGCGCGATCGTGACGAGCCAGTCGTTCCTGACGGCCGTCCGCAAGTTGACCGAGAAGGTCATCGGCTCGTCCGGCCACTTGAGCGCGCCGTACCTCTGGGAGCCTTCCTTCCAGGCCGGCACGCCCGACCGTCTGCTCGGCATCCCGGTCTATGTCTCGCATTGGGCACCTGCGCTCGGCAATGTCAACAACCAGATCCACGCGGTCATCGGTGACTTCCAGCACATGGTGCTCGCGCAGCGCACGGGCATGAGCGTGCAGGTGCTGAACGAACTGTACGCCGGCAACGGCCAGATCGGCTACCTCGGCGAGATGCGCCTCGACGCGAAGGTCGTTCGCTCCGATGCGTTCCGCGCTCTGAAGGATGACAACACCTGATAGGTGGATGGTCGGATGAAACGAGGGCGGGCCGCAAGGCTCGCCCTCTTTCCTTTGGAGCAGACATGAGAGTCCACATTCTGAAGACCTTCTCGACGAGCGCGGCGGCGTACGCCGCAGGGATGCGCTGCGAGATTCCAGATTCCGACGCGGCGCGATACATTGCGTCCGGCTTGGTCGAGCGCGACGAGCCGAAGATCGAGACTCCCGAGCGTGGCCGTGTGCGGCTCCGCAAGGCGACGAAGGAGGCGAGCGATGCTGGCGATTGACGGTGCGACCTACCTCTCGAATGTCGAGGCCACCTCGCCGGCGGTCGAGCCTGTCACGATTGCCGAGGCAAAGGCGCATATGCGCGTCACGCACACGGACGAAGACACGCTCATCACCTCGCTCATCGTGGCGGCTCGGAACTATGTCGAGGGACTGGCGAATCGGCCGCTCGTCAATCGAACCTATACGCTCAAACTCGATCGCTTCCCCGGCGGATACGAGATCATCCTCCCGGCCGGCAAGGTCTCGGCGGTGTCCTCGATCACCTATGTGGACACGGCCGGCGCGACGCAGACCTTGAGCGCAAGCGCGTACACGCTCGAAGGCCAGAGGCTCC